ACAGGCCGCAATAGAGGAAGGTTGAAACCTTCAGCACCACAATATTGCACTAGCAATAGAAATGGAGACTTAGACAAGTTATGCCGTAGCACAATAGATGGACTTTCTGTTACTTCTGGTGGTGTATTGATTGAAGATGATTCTTTGGTTGTACAAATAACATCTAGTAAAAGATATTGTTTGGATAAGGAATTAGCTGGGGCGTTGATAGTGCTTAATTATCCTACTATTTTCCCTATAAGTACTAATTTAGAAAACTATGTCAAGAGAAGATGGAGGGAAACACCAAAACATCTTTCAGTTGTTCGCTAATTCAATAGGTTCTTTATTTACTTATAAATCTCCTAATCCTTTTGAGAATGAGTTTGATCCTCGCTATTTAAAGTTTCATACAAATAGAACATTGATGAAAATAGCTAAAACTAAAAGTCATTTAAGCAAGAAGAAACTCATTCAAATTATTAGATCTACTTCTTAGATCCAAAGTCAGACAAGATGTCTAAAACATGAGCAGGGATGTCACCGTAGATTTTTAATTCTTTTAAATCTTCGGGATGATCAATAAAGGCTTGAGCAAGAGATTCAACTGCTTCAAGAGTGTCAGGATGAATCATTGAATAAAAATTCAAGACCTATAAATTATACCACTAAAGGTTTACAGTGTCACTATTTATTAGTATAATTTATAAGTACATCATTTTCCTATGGAGAACGAACTAGCTGAATTATCGCCAACAATTAAAGGCAATGATTCAAACCCAAAACTAGCTAAAGCACTTTGTCAATTTCAATCTAAGCATTGCAATGTTGCTAAAGATGGCAAAGGAAACTTTGGTGCCTATGCCACTTTGACTGAATGCGAAATTGCTGTTTCACCTGCAACTGAGTTTGGTTTAAGTCATACATTTCTTATGAGAGGCATCTCAGAAACTATGGCTTATGTCGGCATTAAATTAATGCACGAAAGTGGCGAGTATGAATTTAGCGAACTGCCTATTTTCTTTAACAAAGGAAGAAATCCTTATCACGAAATGGGTTCTGGAGTTACTTACGTTAGAAGGTATTTATTATTAGCTATCTACGGCTTAGGTCAAGCTGATGATGAAGCTGATACTTTTAGCGTTAATGCAAGAGATAACACAGGTAATGCAAAAGCCATTTCTAAAAGCAAAGCTCCGTCAGGAAAAACTAAAATGACTGACGCTCAATTTCAAAAATTGCGAACAGATCTAGGCAAGCATAAAAACAAAGCCAAAATACTAGAAACTTTTAAAAAGAAATTTGTTCCTTCCGTTAGCTTGGTCACCACCGATCACATCGAGTTTGTTGAGCATGAGCAATTCATCAGAAGCCAAATGTGACTATGAGAATTACCGTGTTCAAGCAAAACTTGAGCATAAATTATTTTCTAAGTACTACGCTTACTGCCGCAAACATGGACTTAATAGAAGTTCAGGTTTAAAAAAATTACTTTCTACCCACCCCGATTTACAATGACCGATTCCTCTGGAAACAAGTATCCCGAACCTAAATTCTCTCTTTGGTTTAATTGTCAACGAGAAGATGGACCAGACAAGTACTGGGCTGTCTCTGAAATTTCAGTAAATCAAATAGCAAAACTTTATGATTTTGCTTTAGATGAAGCTAATCATGTTGAAGGATACAACGGAGAACAAAGCGTAAAAATTAGAGCAAAGATGATGCCTGCACAATCTAAAGCTGGCAACAATTACATGAAGATGGTTATTAGTGACTATCAGCCAAAGCCTGAAACAGAGGCTTTCTAATGACAACTAAAAAAAGAAAAAGGATTCATCCTGCAAAACTCCCTTACGGTTCAAACGCTCAAAAGTTTAAAGATCTTTTAGAGATTGGTTTTGAAACTATGGCTTACGAACTTCCTATGAGTTTGGAAGATTATGGTGGTGCCAAATTTATGGGTCCTGCTGATGATGGAGAAATTGGATTTGGATTATGTCAATTAAGTTTAAAAGTTCACTCAGTTCAATGCTGCGAAGAAACTCGGCTTGTTTGTTTTGAAAAAGGACTTTTCTTTTCATCTGGAGCAATTTTGCCATTTGGTGATGCCCCAAATAAAGCTCCTGAAGGTTATGTATTCAGAGATCAAACTCCTGAAGCTTTAGCTATGATGATCTTTGCTTCAATTGTTTCTAGAAATCCTTGCAGACCTGAGGGCTGTGGATGTCAAAGCACCCACACTATGAAAATAGTGGAAGATTACAAGGAGTTTAAAAATCAACTATCTTGATTTTTGTTTAAATGAAAAAACTAGGTCCCAAACAGACTTAGTTTTTTTTTGCTCAATTTCGTCTAGCCCTTTTTCTAAAGCAAGTTCTTGCAATTCATCTAACTGTGCTTCTAATTGACCAATCTTTTGAATAGATTTTTTTATTACTTGAGATTGATACCAGTTTTGTCTAATTAAAGCAGCACTTAATTGACGGATAACTTCAACATCAGTTTGATTAAAAAGTTCTCTAGTTTCTTTTTCTAATGCAAGTTCTTGCTCTAAAGTTGGTTCGATTATTAGCCAATCAACAGATCCCACTTTAAGAAGAATAGATAGATCTT